GTTGTATCTCTAGGAGACAGGGTACGTATAGTACGTAATGTACATTTTACTACAAGTGCTTCCAGCATTAAGACTAATCTATTACAAAGAACAATTGAATATTGTAACGACTACTGGCCTGTAAGTTCTTCTACAGGTACACCTCGTTACTATGCACGTAAGAATAATACTTCTATATTTATCGTGCCAACTCCTGCATCTACATTGACAGGAGAAATACAAACAGTTTCACAACCACTACCATTGGCTTCTGCTACAGGTACAAGTGTTACAACACAGAATTACTTTAGCAACTATTGTTATGATGCTTTATTCTATGCCACAATGATGGAAGCTACAATGTACATGAAGGATTGGCAAACACTTCCTTCATGGCAACAGCAATATGAAGCAGCAATAATTACACTTAGAAACCAAGCTAGAAGGACACGTCAGGATGATATGGCAGTTGCTGCCTCACCTGCTGGTGGTCCTGATACTTTACAACAGGGAACACCCTAGGGAGATATTAAAATGGTTCCAATAATATTAGCAGGTGCAGCGGTGGCCAGAATGGTGGCACCAGTTATAGCGAAAAGTTTAATTAGAAGAGGGTTAGCAAAAGAAGCTCCTAAGTCTTTTACTAAAAACATTTCGCAGAAGCCCATAACAAACATGAATCAACTGCCTAAACACATGCAACTAAAACCTACACCCTCCTCTAGTAAAGGTTCTCCTGTAAGATCAAGACCCGGAGCAAGAACACAGAAACAAAATAAAGAATTAAGGGACAGAACTCAAAAAGCTAAAGATCAAGCTAGAGAAGCTGCACCTAAATCTAAAACTGAAACAAGCTCCGTCCCTACAAAAATTCGTAGAGGCGCAGAGGAGCAAGCAAAAATTGAACAACAGATAGCATATCAATCAGGGCAAAAATTAAGAGGAGCGGAACAAGCACGAGGAGCTATTAAAAGAACTCCTAAAAATCAAAAAGGAATGAGACTACCCGGTAAAGATGAAACAGTAAAAAGAATGGGTGGTGGTAAAGTTTATAAATATGCTGGTGGTGGTAAAGTAAAAGGCTACAAAAAAGGTGGACCAATTACTTATCGTATGTCAGGTGGTCAAGTAGTCGATAATAGTTATGATTAATAGGTCTAGTGCTGGACAACAGATTATGAAGTCACCAAAGAAACGTAAACCAAAACTAGGGAGTGGAGCTAGATTTAAAGCTCTAACAACAAAACTAAAGAAACGTGGAGCAAAAAATCCTAAAGCCCTTGCAGCATTTATAGGCCGTAAGAAGTACGGTTCTAAAAAAATGGCATCAATGGCTAATAAAGGTAGAAAGAGGAGATCATAATGGATAAGAAAACAGTAGCAGTTGTAGAACAACCTACCAAAGTAGAAGTTGTACCTGCACAAGAAGATAGTATGTTAGGTATCAGTATAGCAATTATTGGTGTTATTATAATAGGTGCTTGGTACTTCTACAGAAAATACACTAAGGGGAAGTAAGATGGCAGGACCACATACACTAATAGATCGTAGCATTTCACTTGATAAGATAGTAGGAAAACCTACTGGACAAGGGTTTGGTGCTGCACGTAAAGGGCCATCTGTAAAAGGTAAGCCTCAAGATGTTGTAGTTGATGAAGACTATCAACAAGGCAAAACTTTTAAAGTAGAGGGTTAATATTATGGCTGATTCAAGAACTGTTAAAAGTATTAAAGGTCAAATAGATGTTTATAAAAGAAATTTAAAAAATACAGGACCAAATACAATTGGAAGACGCAATGCTGAAAAACAAATAAAAAGATTACAAACACGGTTAAACCGTTTACAAAAGAATCAGCCTAAAGAAAATAAAGTAGTAAAAACAAAACCTAGTTCTATTCTTTCAAAAAATAAAACTAGATTAGAAAAAATGAAAGAAAAAAATCCTGAAAGATTTGCAGAGTACATGGCTCTTAAAAAAAGAACAGGACGTACTTCAAGAGATGCTGCTAAAAAAACTGTAGATAAAACTATTAAAGGTACTTCAGCAGAAAAAGCAGCAATAGCTAAAGGAAAAAAAGCTGCTATTAAAGCTAGAAAAGAAGGTAAGTCTGAAAAAGAAGCAAAAGCTCTTGGTAAAAAAATTGCTATGGATCAGATGGATGATAATAGAAGCAAAACTAATGTTGAAGCAGCATGGACAGCGGCAACTATTCTTCCTTTAGGTCTAGGACAAACAGCAAGAGGAATACGTACCGCTTATAAAAGTGGACAGGCTGTTAAACAATTAGTTTCAGATAGAGCTAAAAAAGAAGCTGCAAAAAAAGCTGCCGCCGCTGCTAAGAAAAAAGCTGCTGCTGCTGCAAAAAAAGCAAAAGGTGTAAAAGGATTTTTACCACAATCACAAAAAGCAAAAAAAATTAATAGAGCAGCAGCAACTGCTGAAGCAAAGAAAAAAGCTGCTGATACTGCAAGAAGAAAAGCTACTTCTACAGTTACCGCAGGACAAAAAGCTGTTAAAGCTGCTAATGTAAAAGGTCGCAGTAAGATGAAAGAATTTATTCCAAGAACTGCAATAGATCCTGTTAAAAGTTTAAGACTTATGACACCTGCAATTGCTACAGTTGCAAGAGCAGATTCTCCAAATAAAAAGAAAGCTGCAGGCAATAAAGAAAAAATTATGGTAAATAAAAAACCTAAACCTAAAGTTGTATCTGCTCCTCTTCCTAAACCAAAACCTAAACGTAAATCTAAAATTAAAGATTTTACTAATGTAAATGAAATTGATTATGATACAGATAAAGATGAAGGTAATGGAATAGCATCTAAAAAACGTACTAATAAAAAACGTAAAAGTCTTAGTGAAGCTTTATTTAGTGGATTTAAAACTGGAGACTTTACACCAAAAGATCAGATAGTTAAAAATCCTTTTACAGGTAAAGATATGGAACTTAAATATGAGTATCCTGAAGACCCTGATTCAGTAGAAGCAATGAAAAAGGGTGGGCGAATTAAAAAGAACATGAAAAAAACAAAATCAAAAAAACGTGCCGCTTTACGTGGTTATGGAAAAGCTTTAAGAGGTTTCTAAATGGCTAGAATAGGGGGTATTCTTATAAGAAAAGCTTTAAAAGAACTTCGTGATATTGCAGAAGAAGCTAAAGCAAAACCTGTTGGTGAACGAGAACCAGAAAAAATACGTTATAGAGAAGCTCAAGAAAAATTAAAAAAAGCTCAACAAAAAGATAAAGAAGAGAAAATTGAGGCATCGGTAGAAAAAGGTATTACATCTCCACTACGAACTAAAGCAATTTATTATAAAACATTATTAAATAAATTACGTGATAGATCTCAAAGAGAATTGCCTTTAGGATCTGGATCTGTTGCATTTAAAGATGTACCTAAAACAGAACAAGATAGATTACGGAGGGGAGGTTTTGCAAAATCGGAAGGTATGCTTACTTTTCCTAGTATTAAAGAACAAGGTTTAACTTTCAAAAAACTATTAGGACAAAGCATAAAAGCATTAGAAGAACAAGAAGCAAGAGATCTTAGTGAAATAGTTAAGAGTCCTTTTGATCCTGCTAAAAAAGATAAAGAAATGCCAGTTTTTGAAAGAGCAGCAAGATATGATTATGAATCTTATGATCCTCAAATAGGTCCAACAAGAAGAGATGCTTTTAAAGATCGTTATACAGTAAGAAATCCATATGCACCTAATTATGAAGTAGGTCGTGAAGATCCTCCCGGCACTCAATTTATAGCTAATCAATTAAGAAAAACTGATCCTAAAACAGGTAAGACAACTATTTTAAGTCCAAGAGAAGCACGTTTAGAAAATCTTAAAATTCAAAGAGAAGAAGTACAGCAACCTGATTGGACTTCTAAGAAAGAAGATGCAAAAGAATTAGATACTTTAAAAAGAAAATTTGAATATTTAAATAATGTAAGAGAAAAAAAAGTTAACAATCCAGAAGATGCTAAATTAAGATTAGAGAGAAGAGAAGAAAAACCAATTGAAGAAATATATTCAGAAGTTGAAAATAAACTTAATGAACTTAGGGGAAAACATTCTAAATCAGCACAGACAAAATTAAATTTAATTGATAGACAAATAAATTATCATGAATTAACTATAGAAAAAAATAAAATATCTTCACAGTTACGTAATGAAACAAATCCTACTAAAAAAGAAGGATTACAAGAACAATTAAATAATATTAATAATGAATTAAAATCTAAACCAGATAGACCTAGTTTAAAAGATAAGATAAAATTAACAGAAGGTCAACAATTTAGTGAAGATAAACAAATTTCAAAAGTTTTAGAATATTTAACTTTATCAAAAAAATTAAGCAGTCCAAAAGCTTTATCATCGGCTGAACCTTTAGCAAAACAATCAGACCCAATTATAGTTGAAGATGGTTTAACAATTGGTAAGTTTACAAAACAAGGAAAAGAAAAATTTAATTTAGAACGTGCTGGTACAGGAGCTTCTGATGCTGAGAAGCAATTAGCTATTGTTACTAGTTTAATAGAAAGAGCTAGAGGCACAAATAAACCTACAGGAAGAATAGGAAAATTTGCACCTAGAGATTATACATATGAAGATACTTCTAAAACTGTAGAAAATATTTTTGAAGGAATAGGACGAGTAAGACGAGAGAATAATTATATTAATCAATTATTAGTAGACCAAGAAAAAGCAAAAGGTCGTCCTCTAATGCCAGATGAAATTGAAGAACAATTTCCTAGAATATATAATGAATATATAAAACCAGTAGCAAAAGAATTAGAACAAGAAGAACAATTAAAAAAACAATTACGAGAGTCAGCAGGAGGTACAGGTGAAGCAATAGGTGAAGAAGCTGGTTACATACCTTCTCAAGTATCAGCTTTTATGAGAGGTCAAAAAGATGTTCCTTCAACTGATGCTCGTTCAGAAAAAATAGATTTAGATGAAATTTATGAAGGAAAACAATTTGAAATTGATCCAGATCCTGAACTAGAAGGCATGCCACAAAGAAGATCTACTGATGAATTTACTCAAAGACTCTATGATGATACGGCTGCTTCTTTAAAACTTAATCCTGAAGAACAATATAGACAAAAAGAAAAAAGAATTTTAAGGAAGATTGACCTTGAATTAGCTAAAAAACAAGTAGAGCTTGAAAAAAAACATGGAAGAACAACTTCTGGTATAGTAGCTGCAGAAAGAGAATTAGATAAATATAAAGAAAATATTTTAGAAAGAGGTCTTGCAGGAATACAACCTAAGAGAGATGTAAGAGGTGCTGCAGAAAAACTTTTTAAGAAACCTAAGAAACAATCAAAGAAAAAACCTGCTTCTAAAAAATTAACACCAGCAGAAAAAAATAAAAAAATAAAATCTGTTAATAAAAGAATAAAAACATTAACACCATTAATTGAAAAAAATGGACCTAAGAAGTATAAAAAAAGAATAGATAATATTAATAAAGATATTGTAAAATTAGGAATACAAAGAAAATCTTTAAAAGGAAAAGCTAAATACAAAGGTGAGTTTGGATCAGATAGGCATCCAGTATTTAAACGAAAAGGTGGTAGTCTTCGTGGACAAGGAGCAGCCCTTAGAGGATTTTAATGGTTGATGAAGATTTTTTAAAACGATACAGAGAGTCTGTAGATTTAGGTGAAGATAATTATAGTTTAATAGATGAGAGTTGTGTTAAACCTATTAAAAAAGATTATACATATTGGGATGATTATTGGGAAGACCTTGTAAGATATTTAAAAGAAAAGTATAAGTATACATATGGCAGTCAAAAGAAAAAAAAGTAATATGAAGGGAATTACCATTGGTCGGGGCATGAAACGTCCTACCAAGGCTGGTGCTGGCATGACCAAGAAAGGTGTAGCCAAGTATCGTAGACAGAATCCTGGTTCTAAATTAAAGACTGCTGTTACTGAAAAGAAACCTACTGGTAAACGTGCAGCAAGACGTAAATCATATTGTGCTAGGTCTGCAGGGCAGATGAAAAAGTTTCCCAAGGCTGCTAAAAATCCTAACAGTAGATTAAGACAAGCTAGAAAAAGATGGAGGTGTTAAAATGCCAAAAGGTAAAGGTACATATGGTTCTAAAGTAGGAAGACCAAAAAAGAGGACAACTTCTAAACCTCTTACAATGAGACAAAAGCAAACTCTACAAAGACATGCTAAACACCATACTGCTAAACATATGGCTAGTATGAGAAAGGCTATGAGAAGTGGAAAAACTTTTGGTGCTGCTCATAAAGAGGCAATGAAGAAAGTAGGAAAATAATGGCAGTTGCCAAGAAGCGTGACCCAAAGAAATGGGCTGCTGCTAAAGCTAGAGCAAAGCGTAAGATGGGTGGTAAACACTCAGCAAGAGCTATGCAACTAGCAGTTAAATATTATAAAGATGCTGGTGGTACATACTCAGGTAAAAAGAAAAAAAGTAATAAACTTTCTAAATGGAGTAAGCAAAAATGGAGAACCAAGTCAGGGAAACCAAGCAGCAAGACAGGAGAACGGTATCTTCCAGAGAAAGCAATAAAGGCATTGTCATCAAAGGAATATGCAGCAACCACCAAAGCAAAGAGAAAAGGGACTGCTGCAGGGAAGCAGTTCGTGAAGCAGCCAAAAAGAATAGCTAAGAAAACAGCAAGGTATAGGAAATAATGGCAGTATCAGGCACATATAATTTTAATCTTGACATAGATGAGGTAATACAGGAAGCAATGGAAATGATTGGGGGAGAGCAAACCCTTGGTCATGAACCTGCTTCTGCTAGACGTTCTATAAATCTTATGTTAAAGGATTGGCAAAATAGAGGTGTTCTTCTCTGGAGTACTTCTGTTTCTTCTGTAACTGTTGCTGCAAGCACAACAGCCTATGATTTATCTTCTTCTACAGTAGATGCTCTTGAAGTTGTACTCAATAGAGATGATACAGACTTACAACTAGAACGTATATCTCCTGAAGAATATTTATTAATACCAAATAAAACACAAACAGGAAGACCTTCTCAATATTCAATACGTAGAGGAAGAGCTAATCCTGTTCTTTCTTTGTGGCCTATACCTGAAAATTCTACTGATGTTTTAAAGATAGAAGTTATTAGTGAACTACAAGACGTAGATAAGTCAGCAGGACAGAATGCTGATTTACCAAAAAGGTTTTTACCTTGTCTTACATGCGGTCTAGCATATCATATGTCAATGAAAAGACCTGGTGTAGAAGCTGGTAGAATAACAATGTTAAAAACAAACTATGAAGAAACACTTGCAAGAGCTATGCAGGAGGATAGAGAAAGAGCAACTATGAAGGTTGTTCCAAGATTAAGGTATGTTTAATGGCAAGTAATAAAAATGCATTAGCAATGTGTGATACATGTGGGTTTGTATATCCACATAGAGTAATGCGTTTAAATAGTTATCACATGATAACATGTCCAGATTGTTTTGAAGGACAGTATGACTTAGAAAATCACCCACAAAATAAAGTACCCGATGTACGAGATAACCCTGCTATACGTGACCCAAGACCTGATGATGGTGGTAGAGGTCTTACATGGCAACAAGCAACAACCAAATGGGAAGACACAGATAACTGGTGGAACACAATATGACAGAATTAACAGGAAAATTAATATCAAATAGTTATAAACAGCTACTAAAAGTTGGTGTAACTGCTAATACTGGCGTAAGTGCTGGTCTTCAAACTATTGAAACTGGAGATGGAACTAATAGTTCTTTCCAGCTTGCTACGGGCGCAGCTAAGTTTACAGGGACTCTTGCTGTAACAGGTAACGTATCTCTTGATGGTAATCTTCATGTCGATGATAAAGTATGTGCATCTGCATTCTATGGAGATGGTTCTAACATTACAGGTGTTACTGCTACGATTGCAGGTAATATATCAGTTAGTAATGCAACAGTAGGTGGTAATCTATATGTAAGTG